TTTCGTCTAAAAGACCGGCTATGTAAGTTGATTTTCACGAACGCGAAATTAAAAGTCAAAACTGACGGCTAGAGGGCGCAGATGGGCGGGATCGCAACGGTGGCCGGTCGGGGCCGGAAAGCGAAGCCATCGGCGCGCAAGAAAGCGGCCGGCAATCCCGGCAAGCGGGCGATCAACGACGACGAGCCCGACTTTGGCTTGGTCACTGACATCGCGCCGCCCGAGTGGATCACCGGCGCGGCGCGCGACATGTGGTTGCGCGTGGCGCCACCGCTGTGCGCGCAGAAGGTGCTGCAAGTGACGGATCTGCACAACGTCGAGGCGTTTTGCATGGCGTACGGCAACTGGCGCATGGCAGCGGTCGACATCGCGGCGAATGGCGTGGTGGTGGCCGGCGCGACCGGCGGCCCGATCAAGAACCCGGCACTGACGGCGCTGGCCGAAGCTGCGAAGCAGATGGTGACGTTCGGCTCGATGCTCGGGCTCGATCCGGCCAGCCGGCAGCGCCTGGTCGGTGGCGGCAACAAGAAAACCAACAATCCATTCGGAAAGCTGATCAATGGCTAAAGCACATGCGCCGGAAAAGAAGCATCCGCGCGTCGAGCAAGCCAACAAATACGCGCGCGACATCGTTGCGCAGCGCTTGCCGGCCTGCCGCTGGGTGATCCTCGCCTGTCAGCGGCATCTGGACAACCTCGCAGCGAGCCGCCGGAGAGACTATCCGTACAAGTTCGACGCCGCAGAAGCGGAAAAGAAGCTGCAACTGATCGAGATGCTGCCGCACACCAAGGGTGAGTGGGGTTTCAAACGCCAGCTGGTGACGCTGGAGCCGTGGCAGAAGTTCGGCTTAGCCTGCACCTTCGGCTGGCGCAACAAGAAAACCGGTTTCCGGCGCTTTCGAGAGTCGTACTGGGAAGTGTGCCGCAAGAACGGCAAGAGCGTGATCGGCGCCGGCGTCGCGATCGGCATGTTCATTGCCGACAACGAGTTCGGCGCCGAGGTCTATTCCGGCGCGACGACAGAAAAGCAGGCGTGGGAAGTGTTCCGCCCGGCGCGCCTGATGGTCAAGCGCACGCCGCTGCTGATCGAAGCTGCTGGCATCGAAGTCAATGCCAGCAACATGAACTTGCCGGAAGACGGCAGCCGCTTCGAGCCGCTGATCGGCAACCCGGGCGATGGCGCATCGCCGTCGTGCGCGATCATCGACGAGTACCACGAACACGACACGGCAGCGCTGTACGAAACGATGCTGACCGGCATGGGCGCGCGGCGCCAGCCGCTGGTGTTGATCATCACGACCGCCGGCGCCAACATCGAAGGGCCGTGCTACGACAAGCGGCGCCAGGTCACCGAGATGTTAGACGGCACGGTGCCAGATGAAGAATTGTTCGGATGGATCTTCACCATCGACGAAGGCGACGACTGGACATCGCCGGCCGTGCTGGCCAAAGCGAACCCAAACATGGGCGTGTCGGTGTTTCAGGCGTATCTGGAAAGCCAGCAACAGAAGGCAATCCGCTCTGCGCGCTTCACCAACGTCTTCAAAACCAAGCACCTGAACGTCTGGACCAGTGCCAAGACCGGCTTTTACAACCTTGAAAAGTGGCGCGCGTGCGAAGACAAGACGCTGACCAGCGAGCAATTCGAAGGCCAGTCCTGTGATCTGGGCTTCGACTTGGCCCGCAAGCTGGACATGAACAGCATGGCGCCGGTGTTCACGCGCGACATCGACGGCAAGCGCCATTACTACAGCATCCGCCCGCGGTTCTGGGTGCCGGAAGACACGGTGCGCAACGGTGAAAACCGGCGCATGGCCGAGCGCTTCTCGGCCTGGGTCAATGCAGGCTTGCTGGACGAAACCGAGGGCGCCGAAGTCGACTACCGCGAAATCCTCGCGGTGGCGATCGACGTCAACAAAGTATCGCCGGTCAATAGCTGCCCGATCGATCCGCACGGCGCCACCGGTCTGGCGCACCAGCTCGACGATGAAGGCTTGATGGCGGTGGTCGTCACGCAGAACTACACCAACATGAGTGATCCGATGAAAGAGCTGGAGTCGGCGATCGCGTCCGGCCGCTTCCACCATGACGGCAACCCGATCATGACCTGGTGTATCGGCAATGTGGTCGGCAAGTATTTGCCGGGCAATGACGACGTCGTGCGCCCGATCAAGCAGGGCGACGACAACAAAATTGACGGCGCGGTCGCCCTGATGATGTCCATCGGGCGCGCGATGCAAGGAAACAGGAATGAAGGAGATTTTGTCTATGCTGGCATGGGTTAAAAAAACACTGACGCGCATGGTCGGCACGCCCGATGCCATCGCCATGTTGGTCGGGCTGATGGGGCTTGCTTTGCTGGTAGTTGGCCTGGGGTTGATCTACGTCCCGGCCGCCTTCATCGTTGCCGGCGTGATCTTGATGTGCTGGTCATACATGGCCGCGCGCGCGATCGCCGGCCACCGCACAGAAGGGGCACGCTGATGTTCACCAGCGGCATGTTCTCAGGCGGCGGCACGACCACGGCGCCCGGATCCGGCGGATGGATGGGCATGTTCTCGTCAGCCGGTGGCCGCACCAGCGCGGGCGTGACGGTGACGCCTGATTCTGCCCATGCCATCCCTGCGGTACAGCGCGCGGTGTCGATTCTGTCGGAGTCATTCGCGCAACTGCCATGCCGCGTCTACCAAAAAACCAAGGGCGGCTCGATCGAGGAAGTGAAAACACATCCGGTCAGCTACCTGTTGAACCTGGAGCCCAACGGCTGGCAGACGCCATTCGAGTTCAACGAGTTCAAGCAGACATCGGCAGCCCTGAACGGCAATTTTTTCGGGTTTCTCCTGCGCGACAGCCGGCACAACGTCATCGGCGTCCATCCATTGGCCCCGGAGCGCGTGCAAGTCATGGTCAGCCCGATGGATCGGATGCCGTACTACCGCATTCTCAAGTCGCCGCTCGATGAATTCGACGGCGTGTACTCGGCTGACAACATCCACCACGTTCGATGGACCTCGCGCAACGGCTATGCCGGCCTGTCCCCGATTTACCTGCATGCCGAGGCGCTCGGCCTGGTGGCAGCGGTGGAAGAGCATTCCAGCTCGGTATTTGGCAACGGAACCAAGCTGTCCGGCGTTCTGGAGTATGAAACAGGGCCGAAAGACCCTGAAATCATCAACAAAATGTCGCGCGACTGGGAAGAAAAGTACGCCGGATCCAGCAATGCGGGCCGCGTCGCCATCCTGACCGGCGGCGGCAAGTTCAAGCCGCTGTCGATGTCCAACGAGGATGCCGAGCTGCTGCTCACGCGTGGCTGGGGCGTCAAGGATGTGTCGCGTATTTTTGGTGTTCCGGTGCACATGTTGGGCGACAGTTCAGGTGGTGCGAAGGCTAATTTTGAACAAATGGGCCTTGAATTCGTCACCTACACGCTGATGCCGTGGGTGATTCGCCATAAAGAGGCGAACAACCGCGACTTCTTCACTCGCAAGGAGCGCATGGACGGTTTTTACACCGACTATGACCCGTCAGCCCTGATGCGCGGCGACATGGCCAGCCGGTTCGAAGCCTTCGCCACCGGGATTCAGAATGGCATTCTGAACGCCAACCAGTGCCGGGCCGATCTGAATCTGCCGCCGCGCGATGGCGGCGACAAGTACCTGGAACCGATGAACATGGCGGACGGCAAGACCGGTCTTTCAATTGGCAAGCAAAAACAAAAGGAAACACCTTGAAAAACCCTGCTCGATACCAGCATATCATCGGCCAAATCTTCAACACGCCGATGCTGGCAACGCCCGCACTGATGTTCGATGCTGTCGTGTTTGCCAAGGGCCAGCTCGGCCTGAACGTCGTCGGATTCAGCGCGCCGAAAATGGGCGCTTGGGATGATGACGATGACGATGGCGACCTCGATGTGGTGCAAGGCTACCCGAACGGCATTGCCAGCATCGCCGTGGCCGGGCCGCTGGTGGCGCGCACCGGCAACTTGCAAATGTGCAGCCGAATGACCGCTTACGAGGTGATTGCACGTCAATTCACGGCGGCCATCAACGACCTGGCTTGCCTGTCCATCGTGTTCGACCTGGATACGCCGGGCGGCACGGTAGCGGGTGCATTCGATCTGGCTAACCTGATCATGGCCAACCGTGGCGTCAAGCCAATCCATGCGATCGTCAACCACGCCGCTTACAGCGGTGGATATCTGATCGCTTGCGCCTGTGACACGATCAGCATCGGCGCCACCGGCGGCGTCGGTTCCATCGGCGTGATGATGCAGCACATGGATTACTCCAAGATGCTCGATGCCGAGGGCATCAAAGTCACCACGCTGACGCGCGGCGACAACAAGGCCGACGGCAACCCATCCGAGCCACTCAGCGCGCCTGCGCTGGCGCAATTTGATGCCGACCTCGACACGTTCTATGCCATGTTTGTCAACTTCGTGGCCAGCGCCCGGAAAATGGATGTCGGCGCCGTCATTGCGACGCAGGCCAAGTGCTACTACGGCCAAGCCGCCATCGATGTCGGTCTTGCCGACACGCTGGAGTCGCCCGCAACAGCCATCCAGCGCGTCTACGATGCGCAAGCCAAGCCGGCATTGATGGACCCGCTGCTGCGCCAACGCATGCAAGTCAAGGCCCGCTTGCTCGAAGTCAGCTAAATACCCAGAAGCAAACAAAGCCGTACCAGCGACGGCCTTCATCCCGACTTTTTGCGCGTTCGTGCAAGAAAGACCCGCCCTCCATGTGAGGGCTTTTTTGATTCCATAGGAAAACAACATGCCACTGAAAGACCTCAAGAGCGAACGCGCACAACTCACCGCTTCCGCCAACGAACTGATCAACAAAGCCGGTGCCACTGCCGAAGATTTTCAGGCAGCCGAAACCATGCTGACCCAGATCGAAGCCATCAACGTCAAGATCTCGACCGTCGAGAAAGTCCAGGCTGTCGCCGCTGCTGCCGCCGTGCCGCTCAATGCCGCGCCCGTTGCCGGCGCGGTGTTCGCCCAGGCGCGTGACCACAAGGCCGAATCCGAGCACAACAAGTCGGTGTTCGCCGGCATGGTCGGCTCGATGGTCAAATTCCCGGGCAACCCTTACGCTGCCGCTGAATACGCCAAGAAGAACATGGCCGGCGTCGGCAATGAAGTGAGCATGGCCCTGAACTCCAGCACATCGACCGGTGGCGCTGTGCTGGTGCCGGCCAATCTGGCGAAAACCGTCATCGAGCGCCTGGTGCCCAACTGCGTGGTGCGCATGATGGGCGCCGTCAGCTTGCCGCTGAACAATGGCAACCTGAAACTCGGCGGCATCGCCAGCGGCGCAGTCGCCGGCTATATCGGGCGCGAAAGCGATGTGCCTGTCAGCCAGCAAACCTTCCGCGGCGTGCAATTGACTGCCAAGAAGCTCGCGGCACTGGTGCCGATCTCGAATGACCTGATCCGCTTCGCCGGCGTTGACCAGCGCGTCGATTCGCTGATCGTCGAAGATACGGCCATCAGCATGGCAACTGCCGAAGATGCCGCCTTCATCCGTGGCGATGGCACCAGCAATACGCCGGTCGGATTGCGCAACTGGGTGCTTTCCGGCAGCCTGCTGACCGCAACCAATGTGACCGCACTGACCGGCCAAGCCTTGATTCAAGCGATCATCGGCGATGCCGGGCGCGCCATCCTCGCGCTGCGCCGCGCCAACGTCAAGCTGACCAAGCCGGGCTGGTTGATGCATCCGGACACCATGCAATTCCTGGCCGATTTGCTGACCACGACCGGCAACAAGGTATTCCCGGAAATCGCCGACGGCATGTTCCGCGGTTACCCGATCGGCGTCACCACGCAGATCCCCACCAACCTGACGCTGGCCGGTTCCGGCGCATCGGGCAACGGCTCCGAGCTGTACTTCGTCGATTTTGCGCAGATGATCATCGGCGAATCGATGAATCTGCAAGTGGCCATTTCCACCGAAGCCACCTACACCGTCGGCGGCGTATCGGTCAACGCCTTCCAGCGTGACGAAACGCTGATCCGCCTGATCACGGAAAACGACTTTGGTCCACGCTTCCCTGAAGCGATCGCTGTCGTCAACGGCGTGACCTGGTATCGCTGATCAGTAGCGCACGACGGGGCGCAGTCGCCCCGTCTTTTCAACCCATTTTGAAAGATCACATGAAACATATCCGCATGTTGAAGCACGCGCATCAACTCAACCCGGGCGAACTGGTCGGGTTTGACGATGCCACTGCCAATGCCCTGATCGAGTCCGGCCACGGCGAAGAATACACGCCGGAAGCGGCTGTAAAGAGCGACAAGAAAGCCGACGTCAAGGTCGAGGCCAAGTAATGGCCGTGCTGCTGCGCTACCTGACGGCCATTGAATCCGGGCTGGATGCATCCGTATCGATGGAGCCGTTGAAGTGGTCTGATGCGCTCTTTCAAGCCCGCGTGGCAGATGACTCGGAAGAGGCGGCGCACATCGCCGCTTTTTTCATTCCCGGTGCGCGGCAACAGGCCGAATCAAAGACCGGATCAGCGATTCGCCCCGCAAAGTACCGGCAAATGCTTGATCTGTTCCCGTGGTCAGGGAAGGATCGCAA